GCCGTCGACCGTGGCGCGCACCAGGTCATTGCGCAACTTCTCGATCGTCATCACGCGCGCCAGCAGCAGGCGATCAAGATCACCCCACACGCCGGCCGCGATCACATAGGGCTCGGCAATCCAGCGCCGCATGGTGCGGTCGGAAATGCCGAGCGCGCGCGCCAGCTCGGATTGCCAGTTATCGCCGTAGAGGGCTTGGCCGGCGCGCTGCAGCAGTTCGCGGTGATCAGACATCAGACAATCTCAATGTCGGGCGCGTTAGGATGCCGGCAGATATAGCCGACGATGTCCCGTTTCGCCATGGCCACGGTGGATGCAAGGCTCCAGTGCTGCCCGCCGTGCCGCGACGGCATGTCGGGACGCATGCAGAAAGCTTTCGCTGTCGGTTGTGCAAACATGCCGCGGCCCCTTCGCACGCCGTCGCCATAGGGCTCGACGCACGCCCACACCGAATGTGGGTTGTCGACCTCGACCAACTCCCAATGCCGCGCGCCAATGCGGCGCCATGAAACGCGCAATGGAGGTTCGCCAGCGTCGGCGATCGCGGCGGCATATACCTGTAAAAGGGATTGCTCGACTGCGCGTCGGCTTTCCTCTTCAATGCGGGCATCGTGCAGCTTACGCGCCCAGCGCTGCATTTTGGCATTGTATAAATCGATGATTTGAGCGGTCATTGAATGCGGGCCTCCTTGCCCTGGTAGCGGCGGGCCTGATGCCCATCCGCTCAATGTCCTAACATTAGGACACAACTTTTGAGAAGTAAATAGCATTTCAAAAATTATTTTTGCGCGCGGCGATCCAGCGCGGCGCGAACGCCGCGCAGCAGCGCGTAGCCGGCGGCCGGGAACAGCAGCAGCGACACCGTGGCGCGCAACAGCTTGCCGTCGAGCTCCGGGCCGGCGCCGGCGTGGTGAGTGGCGATCACCAGGCCCGCCCGCGAGCGTTGCGAACAGCATGATGGCCAGTGGCCAGCGCAGGAATGCCGCGCGCTGCCAGCCGAGCACGCCGCAGATCACCGTCGCCGCCAGCTGCACCATCTGTTCGCTCTTGCTCCCGCGCCCACTATTACGCAGCCATTATTGCAAGGCGAATCTTTCCCGCGCCCTCGCCCAAAGGGGTTGAATAATGATCGCGCGGCTGGTCTCGCTGGCGTCGGCAACACGGCATCTACGGCACATTCAACGCACGCCAGCGCGCCGCGCGACCTCTATTTCTCAGCAAACAATGAATGACGTTAGCGATTGTGCGGTATCGCGAGGCTGCGATGTGTCATGGCGCCATCGGGCGCGGGGGATTAGACACCCGATCAGGGCTGGTGTCTGGCGCACTGGATGGCGCAAGCCGCTGAAACATCGCAGCAATCGGCATTATTGGACACGCTGGACACTCAAGACAGTGCATTCTCTCGGATGCGCGCGCTCGCGTGCGCGCGCGTGAGAGGATGTGGTGTCTACCCTGTCTACTCTGTCCAATTATTAAAATAGAATAGATGGATCAGAATGTTGCAGCATCCATCGCGCTAGACAGTCAAGACACTCGCGCGGTCCTGCGACGGTTGCGAGCGCGCGCGCGGCAATAAAATATTGCCGGATATTCCAATCGGGTACGGGTCGAGATGGCGCAAAGCGACGGAAGCGGTGCGGTGGGGACGGAGATTTTGGCGGCGGCGGAAGCCGCGGCCGGCGACGGCGCCGAGCAGCTCGACATGCTGATGCCGCCGACCAGGGCGAGCCTGACGGCGTCGCAGGCCGAGCGGGTCGAGGCTGCGGTGAAGCACGATCGGCGCGGGCGGCCGCCAGGCGCGCGCAACAAGGCAACGCGCGAGATGCTGGAGTTCGTGCGCAACTTGATGGGCGACCCGCTGGAGCGGCGGTTTCGCTATGCCATGCACACGCCGGAGACGCTGGCGATCGAGCTGTCATGCTCGAAGCTGGAGGCCTTCGACCGCCTGGAGCGGCTGTGGGCGGATCTGACGACGTACTTCTATGCGCGGCAGTCACCGGTCGACGGGCAGGGCAACGCCGTGGTGCCACGGTTTACCATGGTGATCGGCGGGCATAGTGCACCGGCGATCGGCGCCGGCGGCGCGCCGCTGCCGCCCTGGGAGTACCTGCGGACCATCAATGAGAATAACCAGCAAAATCAGGCACTTCTCGCAACGCCTCCGGAGCGGTCGCACGGCGAGCGGTCGCATGAGGTGCAAGAGACCAACGATCTCAGCGGCTTGGCCAAGTAAGGCCGCTGATCTCAAATCACCGGCCGGGGCGGAACTGCGCGACAGGCGCAGCTCGGTTGGTGGTCGAGGCGGCCGGCGCGCGCGTTCCACGCTGCGCGCCGGCCGGCAGCGCTACGGACTGGCTGCGCCAGCCTCTGTTTTCGCAGAAGGCCCCCCCGGGGTGGCCGTGGGGTGGCACCCCCAAAATGCGACCTCGCGCGCCCGCTGTGGTGCTTTCCTGAGATTTTTTCCGCGTCTGCGCCCTGTTTGCGATCAGGTGTTAAAAACAAATCGCGAAATTTGTTGGTGGCAAACCGGGCGGGGGAAAATCGCGTGAGCGACGCCGCAGCGTCGCTACGGGATAGTTCGCTGGCCGATGTGCTCGGCAACGCCAACCCGTATAAAAATCTGATGGGGCATCTGGAAGCGAACGACGACTTCCGGAAGGAAAATCCGCAGCTCGTCGATCAGCTGTTCAAGGCGGAAGAAAAAACCGGCACGGTCAACCTGCTGCGCAGCGCCGGGCCGGTGTCGGACGCCTACATCCTGTCCGCGCATCCGGTCAGCGTGATCGTCGGCCCCGTCGGGAGCGGCAAGACCATCGCGAGCGCGAAAAAGGGGCTGGTTGAGGCTCAACGAATTTTTCCCGGGGCGGACGGGGTGCGTCGCTACAAGCTCGGCAACTTCCGCCAGAAATACGACAGTGTGTGGAAAGCCGCAATCCCCTCGCACTGGAAATTATTTCCAAAGGATCTGCAGGGCTCGCACTGGACCGGCGCGCAGCCGCGCGCTGCCAAGCACACGCTGCGCTTTGAGGACCGGTTCGGGCAGATCGAGATGTGGAAGGATTTTCTCGCCTTCGGCGAGGACGCCGACCCGGAAGACGTGCGCGGGCTGGAGTTCACCGATATCGAGCTCGGCGAAATCGATACGCTGCCGCCGGAGCTCTTACCGGCGCTGTCGCGCGCGGTCGGGCGCGAGCCGCCGATGGAAGTCATCAAGCGGCCGGGCCGCATCTACGGCGACATGAACGCGCCGGATGTTTTGAACTGGACCTACAAGCTGCTTTACGAAAATCCGCCGGCGTCGTTCCATCTATATGCGCAACCCGGCGGCATGCATGCCGATGCGGAGAACCTGGAGGCGCACGGCAACTCGCGCTCCTATTACGAAAACATCATCGCGACCAACGCGGAAAATCCTTGGTACGTGCGGCGGATGGTGCGTGCGATCCCCGGCATCACCCGCGCCGCCGACCTGGTCTATCCGCGGTTCGATGAAAACATGATCGCGCTCGACACCATCCCGGTATCGAAGGCGCTGCCGGTGATCGTCGGCGTCGACGGCGGCTATACGCCGGCTGCGGTGTACGGTCAGGAGATGAGCGACGGCCAGCTGCGCATCCTGGCGGAAATCGCGCTGGCCCGCGGCGGCATGGAGGAACTCGGCGACGCGATGCTGGCGCTGGAAGCATGGCGCTTTCCGGAGTGCGACTTCCACACCGTGTGCGACCCGTCGATGGTGTCGGGTGAGGACAAGGATACCGAGGAGCGCGACGAGCAGGCGATTTCCAAGGGATCGGACCGGCAACGGCTTGTGGATAAGCTCGGCCGCCAGGTGGAGCTGGCAAAGTCGAATGAGGTCGGCCGCCGCCACGATGCGGTGAAGGACAAGATCAAGCTGAACTGCGGTCCCGGCCGCCCTGGCTATTTTATCGACCCGTCCTGCCATGGCCTGATCCGGGGCAAGCGGCAGACCTACCAGTTTCGCAAGCGCCGCGGCACCAACGATATTTCCTCGGTGCAGCCGACCTTCGACACCCACGTCGCCGACGCCGAACAATACATGGCGATGGAATGCGGCACCGACGCCGCCCGCAAGCGCAAGAGCGATCGGCGCGCGGAGATCGAGGCGACCCGGAAGGCCAACCGCGAGGCGGGGCGCTACAAGGCGTTCGCGCGGAGGCGCTGACGGTTGACGCGGCGAGGCCTGCGGCATGGTGCCGGCCATGGTCCGTGAAACCACCGTTGCCGATATCCGCTGGGTCTGCGCGCATTTGCGTGCGGAGGATGCCGCCGAGCAGTTTGCCTGCCGGTTTCCCGGCGACGATACGCCGGAGGCGCTGGCGCGCTCGCTGATCGCGGCACAGGACACGGCGATCATCAGTCGCGCCTTTGCGGCAATCGACGAAACGCCGATTGCGATCATGTCGGCCTATCTGGTGGCGCCTGGCGTTGCAAAGACACATCGCATTTCGACAACCGAATGGAGCAGCGCGGTTTATCTCACGATGCATCGCTTTGGCGTCGAGCACTTCTGGCCGGCGATCAACGCGGCCGGCATACGGCGCGTCGAATGCTCGATCCTCGCAAAATACGGCGCGGCGCAGAAGATGCTCGAAGGCCTCGGTTTCCAGCTTGAAGGAATTGCACGCGCGCGCGGCCGCAACGGTGAAGATTTTTGCAACCTTGCAGTGGTGCTGGTCTGATGTGTGACTTCGGCAACGCGGACACCTCGGCGGCGGCGCTAGCGACCAAGACGGCGCGCGATGCGGCGCAGGCGGCGCTGGCGGCGCAAGTGAAGGCCAGCAGCGACATCGCCGGCGCGGCCGATGCCAACAGCGAGAACAGCCGCCGCGCCTCGGAAGCCGCGATGCGGCGACTGGCGGCGGGCGCGATGTTCGGCGCCGGCGGTGCTGCGGATCCGGCTGGCGGCGGCGCCGTGTTCACGCGGGAGCTGTTCGGATCATGAGGGACAATCTCACAATCAGCGCGCCCGGCCTTGTGCAGATAGATCAGTTAAAGCAAGCGCGGCTGCTGGACATACTGCGGCGCGTGATAGCTAACCCTGAGAATGCAAAATCGGTTGCGGAAACGCTCTCAAGGGATTGGTTCCCGATGTTGCATATCGACGCTACCGGCAAAGTCAAAATTGAACCATGACCGATCGCTCCCGTCAGGAAATTCTCTCCGCGTTCGAGCGCAAGAAAACCGAGCGCGTGCGCGAGGAGCCGGCGTGGCGCGACATCGCGGCGATCGCCGATCCGGACGGCCAGGAATTTTCGCCCGGCGAGCGGCGCGAGCGCGACGACGTCGAGGTGTTCGACGGCACGGCGATCAATGCGGTCGACGACTTCACCGGCGGCATGTTCGGCGAGAACATGAACCCGGCGGAGCGCTGGGGCGAACTGACGTCGGGCGACGACGATCTCGACAAGTTCGGCCCGGTGAAGGCCTGGCTGTGGGACCAGATGGGCGATCTCTACAGCACCTACTCGACGACGGTGTGCAATTTCTATTCGGAATGCACGCCGTGGCTCGGCTCCACCGCGCTATACGGCAACGGCTTCATGTATCAGGAAGAGTGGCCGGAGCGCGGCATCATCATCGACCAGGCCGTGCCGATCGGGCAGAGCTATATCGAACTCGACATCGCCAGCAACCTCTATGCCTTCGACCGCGCGTTCCGTCTCACCGGCGCGCAGATGAAACAGAAGTTCGGCAGCCTCGCCAGCGCCGCGCGCGACGATCAGCAATACAGCATCGTCCATGCGGTGTGCGAGAACGGCGACTATCGCCAGGGCATGCTCGGCGAGCGCGGCATGCGCTTCTGCTCGACCTATGTCTGCGAGGACGGCCAGCTGAAGGATTTCCGCCGCGACAAGGGCTATTACGAAATGCCCTATCACGGCCTGTTCTGGAAGCGCAGAAGCGGCCGCGCCTGGGCCTCCGGCCCCGGCGCCAACGCGCGCGCCGACATGAACATGAACAACGAGATGGAGCGCACCAATCTCGTTGCCGCGCAGTTCGACGCCGAGCCGATCATCATGACCCACGATCAGGCGGTGGTGTCGGCCGAGGACATCGTGCCGAACGCGGTATTGAGCGGCACGATCAGCGATCGCGACAAGGCGCTGCTGCAGTATCTGGAGCGCAAGAACAAGCCGCAGCACGCCGAGATGAAAACCAAGGAGCGGCGCGAGGCGATCAAGACCACGTTCCTCTATGGCATGATGCAGATCTGGGCGTCGCGGCCGCAGATGACCGCGACCGAATTTCTAGGGTTGAAGGCCGAAAAGCTGAAACTGGCCGGGCCTTACCTTGTCCGCATCCAGCAGGGCCTCGCCTCGCATGTGGCGCGGCGTTACGCCATCCTGAACCGCGCCGGACAGACCCGGCCGCCGCCGCCGGAATTGCGCGGCCGGCCGCTGGCGGTGAAATTCGTCTCGCCGCTGGCCAAGGCGATGG